AAGATTAAACAGATAGATTCCCAACAAGAACCATCACAAGCCGTTATGCGTGGTTTTTTGAAGCAACAGTTGAAGGCTGATTCTTCACAAGATAAAGTGACTAGCGGGAAGGGTGGTCAACCAATAGTTTCCTGGGGTGCCCTCGGGAACGCTTTTCAAGCTCATTTCAGAACTATTGAAACAATGATGAAAGCGCATTTAAATGATCGAACTTTCTGGGGCAATGACATGTCAAATGCTGATATGGATGAAGGAATTCGAGGTCTCAAAGATATTCCTGTCACACATGCCGCAGTGAATGATGCAAGTGAATTTGATGCATCACAAAATGAATATTCAGCCCAATGGGAACAAGACATGTTGACATTTTTCCTTAGCAATGATAGTGGATTGTATGAATTATATTTCTTACTGCGTGCCTCTAAGAAAGTGGTTATGCAATGTTTTTCATACATCAGCACTGGCCAACGTGATAGCGGTGAGCCTGGTACCTTGCTCGGCAATACATTGCTTAGTATGTGGATATGTGCAATGTTACTCGATGAATCTTCTTATCGTTGGGGATGGTTCAAAGGGGATGACACTTTCATCGGATTATGGTTTGCGTCGAATGAAGGGTTCAGGATGTTCGTTAAAGTTACTTATGTCAACAATAAAAAAAGAGTTGTAGACTCGCTTCCGATCGATTTTAAAGATGCATTTGTTGACTTGTGTGGTCACCCTCAAGGAGTTGAGTTTTGCGGTATGATCATGAGCACAGAATTCGGTGCAGTTTATGACCCGATCAGACTTGCTTCGAAATTGGTTTCAAGGAATTTCGTTCAAGAGACGTTTGCTGAATATCAAATGTCAGTTGGTGATATCATGCGTGCATGGGAGCAAAATTTTGATGGAAAATCAGCTATGCTTGCACATTATTACAAAACTTCAACCACTGAAATAATGGATTTAGTCCAATGGCTAATGTCATTTGCTTCAAAAGAAATGACTTGGCAAATCTGGAAAAAATTTCTTTATCACTTAGTGATTGAGGTTTGAACTTTCAATAATATTAATATGTAAATAGCGTATTCATTAAATCAAATTACTTAAACATTTCACATTTATCAGTCTTAATTACGGCTCATAAATTCATTTCCGTTCCTTGTAAATACAATATTACTCTAAGAGTGCATCCGAATTTAGACGATGTCAG